TGCAATAGAGAATATTGCAAAAACATTTAATATTGATTGTGTTCCTATTATTTTAAGAGGAACATTACAGGATGCAGTAGATTTTGTTAAGACAAAACCAAAGTCAACAATTGGAACAGCAGATATGGAAGGACTTGTCTGTAAACCTGCTATTGATATGCTTGATAGAATGGGCAAGAGATTAATTGTAAAGGTTAAGGTGCGTGATTTTGAATAGGAGAGTGATATAAATGTATGAAAGTCCGATAAATGAAATAGTTAATGATATATGCAGTGAGCTACAAAAGAAAGAAGATGAATATGTTATGAAGTGTGTGCGTAATGTGGGTATAAATGTTGATAAAGACGAACTTTTAAAAGCATTAGCATACGATAGAAAACAGTATGACAAAGGATATAATGATGGCTATAAAGATGGATTGAACGAGGTGCTTGACAAGATAAGAAACGAGATAAGGGATTGGCAAATAGATATACACGATAACGAATATGATGCAGAAGCCTATTATTATGTATTTGAAAGAATATATAAAATTATAGACGAACACAAGGCAGAAAGTGAGAATAAGGAATGACAGGTGCAATAGAGTATTTAACAAGACTGCAGCAGATATGTGAAAATAATAAAAGAGATTGTAAGAGATGCAAGTTAGGTAAGCAGCAGAAGTTATATGAAACTTTATGCCCCAGGCTGACTAATCCTAGGGAATGGGATAGAGATAGAATAGCAAAGATGGTAAGAAAAAGTGGAAATAATTAATGGAAAGATAATAAGTTGCACAGAAGAAGAATTATATGATTATTGGTTAAAGAGATATTCTGAAATTATAGGTTTTGATGAATATTTAAGAAAAGTGCAGCAGAACGGAACAATTGTTAAAACCAAAAATGAGTATAAAGTAGTGAAAAACAATAAATTTGATGGTTTAAAAACCAAAACTTTAAAAAATGGTTTTATAGAAAAGAATAAATGGATTAAGGTTAGTACACCTAAAAGTACTAAGTTTCAATGTCCAGTATGTAAAAAAATAGTTTTTTGTCTAAAATATGCAAAAGGAAATAAAAAAGAAACTTATTGTGATTATAGATTTTGTCCATACTGTGCAGCAGAAATACAACTATAGAAAGAGAGGAAATAAAAGAATGAAATTGTTAAAATACCAGTGCGAATGTTGCGGTGGAACTATAGACATGAAGACACTAAGGTGCGAGTTTTGCGGCATGACATACAAGATAGAAAATGAACAAATATTCAGGATAGAAAGATATACAGCACCAATAGACACACTAAAATCTAGACAGTTAATACCAAACGGACTTTTTAAAGATATTGGAGCAGAAGAAGCATCAGAAATAGCAATTCGTGAGCTTTCAAGAAGTTTGGCTAAAATAATAGCACCATACATGAAAATTGAAACACGACCATGTTATGAACAAAATTCTCATGAAATAACTGCAACAGTAAAAATCGTAAAACCAACAAAGGAGTAATAATGAGATACAGAAGAAATAAAAAACAAATTGAAGAACCAAATGATGAAATTAAGTGTTATTGTCTGGATGTAAATAGCGATAGTTTATTTAATGGTATGGATCCTATAATCGAAAAAATGGAAATAAGTACTGATATATTAAAAAAATATAATTGTATTGGTTTTAATCCAGATGAAATACATGGAATAATGCATTGTATGTTTTTATCAGTAGAAGATAGATACATGGCATACAACGAAATGATAGCAGCAGAAATTGAATGTAAAATGAACCCATTAACAGCATTTGTAAAGAAATCAGATTTAAGAAATAAGCCACTTCCTTAAAAGTGGCTTTAATTCGTATGAAAATATGATTATATGAACACTATTTTTATACAAAAAGTATACAAAAAGTATACAAAAAAATAATTAAAATTTAAGTGTAGCCTAGAAATGAAAAAAAATATAATGTTATATTAAAAGGGTAAGTAGTATGGCAAAGAAAAAGATTGATGTAAACAGAATAAAAACATACTACATAAGGCATAATATATCTTTGGAAAAATTAGCAAAAAGATATAAAGTTAGTAGAGCAACTATTAATAAATATAAGAAAAATGATGATGAAGACTGGGATAAATTAAAAAAAGATTATTCAGATGAAATAGCAAAAAAGACTTTAGAAGAATTAAAGGAAAAAGATAAACAAGCCTTAGTAGATGCACAAAGAGAATTAGATAATGTATTGTATAGTGCTATAGATGTACTTAAAGAAATTGCAAAAGATGATAAGCAGTTTAAAAGATATAGTACCTCACCTAATGAAAGAATGATGATGGGTGAAGTTGAATATATAGGTGAAAAGGTAGATACAAAGGCTTTTATGAATTATATAAAGGCAGTTAGTGAAATAAATGCAATAATTAAGAGTAAAACAGATATAAATACTGCAAATGATAGTATAAATGTGTTGTTTGAGGATTATAATAATGAATACTCCGAATAAATCATATAATCTGATTATAGATAGACCAAATGAAAAACAAAAATTGTTTTTAAAAGCAAATAATTATAAACATGTAGGTTTCGGTGGTGCCAGAGGTGGTGGTAAGTAATGGGTAGTAAGAGTAAAGGCAGTATTACTCGCCTTAAATTATCCTGGTATTGAAATGTGCATAATAAGAAAGACTTATCCAGAACTTGAAGTAAACCATATTAAGCAGCTTAAAGCTATGACCTTAAATAATATAGCAAAATATAACCAGCAAAGAAGAGAACTTAGTTTTAAAAATGGAAGTAACATAAAATTTATGTACTGTCGTAATGATGCAGACTTGGATAATTTTCAAGGAGCACAATACAACATAATATTTGTAGATGAAGCAACACAATTTAGCGAAAATCAATTAAAAGAAATTACAGCTTGTTTGCGTGGTGTTAATAATTTCCCTAAAAGGATGTATTATACTTGCAATCCAGGTGGGCAAGGACATGGATATATTAAAAGAATATTTATTGATAAAGAATATAAAGATGGTGAAAAGCCAGAAGATTATTATTTTATTCAATCTTTAGTTACAGACAATTATGCTTTGATGGAGAGTCAGCCTGATTATAAGAATCAGTTGGAAGCACTTCCTGAAAAGTTAAAAAGGGCATGGTTATATGGTGACTGGGATATATTTGAAGGACAGTTTTTTGAAGATTTTATAGATGATCCAAAACATTATGAAGATAGAAGATATACGCATGTAATAGAACCATTTGAAATACCTAGTGGATGGAAAATATATAGAAGTTATGACTTTGGTTATAGTAAGCCTTTTAGTTGTGCGTGGTGGGCATTAGACTATGATGGTGTACTTTATAGGATATTAGAGTACTATGGCTGCACAAAAGAACCAAATGAAGGACTTAAGATAACAGCAGATGAACAATTTGCAAAAATACAGGAAATCGAGCGACAGCATCCGTGGTTGAAAGGTAAAAAGATAGATGGTGTGGCAGATCCTGCAATATGGAACGCAAGTACAGGTGTAAGTATTGCAGATATAGCAATGGATTATGGTATTTATTTTCAAAAAGGTGATAACGAAAGAATTGCAGGATGGCAACAAATGCACTATAGGTTTCAGTTTGATGAAAATGGCTACCCTATGATGTATATATTTAATACTTGTAAGGCATTTATAAGGACTATTCCACTGTTATTATACAGTGAGACTATACCGGAAGACTTAGATACATCTATGGAAGACCATGTAGCAGATGAAGCAAGATATATGTGCATGAGTAGACCTATTAAGCCTAGAATGCCAGTTGTATATGATAATTTACCAACAGATGATCCATTGAATCAAAGAACACCAAAATATAAAAGATATAGGAGATACTAATAAATGGCAAGATTTAAAAGATTTTCAGAAGAAAATTATGCTAATGAAAACTTCCTGGATAACATACCAGAAGATGATAGTTTAAATGAAGATATTATTAATAATAATAGTATAACTACTCAAACTATTACAAAAGACGATATAAATAGGGCAAATGAGATATTAAGAAAATATCAAGAAGGTAAGAAAAGTATTGAGCAAAGAATTATAAGCAATGAGCAGTGGTGGAGAATGCGACATTGGGATGAAATGGCTGCAAGTGGTGAAGAAGGACACCCAGAAGAGATTAAACCTGCTAGTGCGTGGCTTTTTAATTGCTTAATGAGTAAGTACAGTGATTATATGGAATCTTATCCTGAACCAAACATACTTGCAAGGGAAGAAGGAGACCAGGAAGAAGCAAAAAGATTATCAAGTGTAATACCGGTAGTACTTGAACAGGCAGAATTTAAAGATACATATAGTGATGAACAGTGGTACAAACTAAAGAACGGAACAGGTTGTTATGGTATTTTTTGGGATGGTAAAAAGAATAATGGATTAGGTGACATTGACATTAAGAAGGTTGATATGCTTAATCTGTACTGGGAACCGGGTATACAGGATATACAGGATAGTGCAAATGTATTTCTTACTTCAATGGTAGATAAGGAAGGACTTCTTAGCAGATACCCTGAAATACCTGAAAATAGTTTAGGTGATGTATTTAGCCAGGCAGACTATGAAAGAGATGATACTTTTGATAAGTCAGAAAAAGCACTTGTGGTTGACTGGTATTATAAGAAAATAGATGAAAATGGAGATACAAAACTGCATTATGTGCAGTATGTAGCTGATACAGTGTTATATGCTACAGAAAACAATGAACTTGCAGACAGTGGACTTTATGACCATGGAATGTATCCTTTTGTTGTAGAAACAATGTTTCCTATAGAATCAAGTATATGTGGCTTAAGCTACATTGATATTTGTAAAGAACCACAGAAATACATTGATAGACTGCATCAGGCTTTCCTTAAAAATGCATTAATGGGAGCATTACCTAGATTTTTAATGCGTGGTAATGGTGGTATTAATGAAGATGAATTTGCAGACTGGAGAAAACAAATAATACATGCAGATGGTAATTTAGGTGAAGACAGCATAAGACAGATTAATGTTAGTGGAATTGATGGAAACTACATAAATCTTCTTGAAATGAAAATAAATGAAATGAAAGATACCACAGGTAATACAGATGTAGCAAATGGTAATGGTGTACCTAGTGGTGTT